TTCTTGGTGACGCTGCTCTCAGAACAGTATCAGCTGATATATCCAGAGATGAACAAATCCACGTTGCGACAAATAGTCTCGTATGTGCTGAGTTGGGTCTTGTTCCTAGCACTTCTTTGGATAAGCTTCGGAAGGCAACTATACAATGGGTACTACAACCCCTAACAGAAAACCATACTGATAAATATTTAGCGAAAAAATTTTGGGCAGATGCGAGCGATCAGTTAATGTATCAGGGTAAAGCCCCACAGTTTTCTGACACTAGAGCAGCTCGTATGCCCGCATTTTTTGAACATGCAAACACAAACCTACCCCAGTACGCTTAGTTTTCATTCGGAGAAACTAGAGAAACTGGTAGAGGATCTAGAAACCAAGTTCGCTTGGTACCCTGTCCACCCCAAGGAGGACTTAGCCTCCATCATGTACCGTTCTGGTCAACAGGATGTTGTACAGTATATAAAATCTATAGTAGAAGAAATCTAATGTGCATATTTAGAAGTGCTCCACCAACTCCTATATCTACACCGGCTCCTATTCAACCAAGACAACCTGATTTAATACAGGCGTCAAGGCTACCTAGTAAGAAAGAATTACTAGACCCAGATGATACAGCCGGAGTAAAGTATGGAGCAGAAACAAAAGCAAAAGATACATCAAGAGGAGCAGCTAAAAAAACAGGAACAGATGCTCTTAAAATAAATCTCAACACAGGAGCCGGACCTACTGGTAGTGGAACTGGAGGACTAAATGTATAAGGCAAAGGAAAAGTATTCCAAACTCTCAACAAACAGAACTCAATTTCTTGACGTTGCTGTAGAGTGTTCGGAACTTACCTTACCTTATCTGGTTACACAAGACGACAATTACAAAGGCAAGCGTACACTACTACAGCCATTCCAATCAGTTGGTGCAAAAGCTGTAGTCACGTTGTCAGCTAAATTAATGCTTGCAATGTTACCACCACAGACAGCCTTTTTTAAACTGCAAGTCAGAGACGACAAGCTAGGAGAAGAAATGGATCCTACAATGCGTAGTGAGTTAGACTTATCATTCTCTAAACTAGAGAGAATAATCATGGACTACATTGCTGCATCAAGTGATCGGGTTGTTGTTCATCAAGCTATGAAACATCTTATAGTTTCTGGTAATGCCCTGATATTTATGGGTAAAGATGGACTCAAGCACTATCCATTAAATAGATATGTCGTTGACAGAGACGGTAATGGTAATGTTATTGAGATAATTACTAAAGAGTTAGTAAGTAGAAAGGTATTAGGTCTAGAGCTGCCTAAGCCACCTGAGACAGGTCCAAATGAAGCAGGCTCTTATGAAGACGACGCTGAGGTATACACCTGTGTTAAGATGGATGAAGCAAGTGGACGATGGATCTGGCATCAAGAAGTGGATGGAGTCATCCTTCCTGATAGCCGTAGCACAGCTCCTAAAAATGCTTCGCCATGGTTAGTTCTTCGTTTTAATACAGTCGATGGTGAAGACTATGGACGTGGTAGAGTAGAGGAGTTTATAGGAGACTTACGAAGTCTTAATGGATTGTCTCAGGCTCTCGTAGAAGGAGCAAGTGTAGCAAGTAAGGTAGTCTTTCTTGTCTCACCTTCATCAACAACCAAACCACAGACCTTATCACAGGCTGGTAACGGAGCTATCATACAGGGTAGACCAGAAGATGTAGGAGTCGTGCAAGTCGGTAAGACAGCAGACTTTGCTACAGCTGCACAGTTAGCAGCAACTATTGAGAAAAGAATACTAGAAGCGTTCTTAGTTATGAACATCAGAAACGCTGAAAGGGTCACCGCTGAAGAAGTTAGACTCACTCAGTTAGAATTGGAATCATCGTTAGGTGGTTTGTTTTCATTACTTACAGTTGAGTTTCTAGTACCATATCTTAATAGAACCTTATTAATATTACAGCGTAACAAAGAGATACCTAGATTACCTAAAGATCTAGTACGCCCTAAGATTGTAGCCGGTGTTAATGCACTCGGTAGAGGTCAGGACAGAGAAGCTCTTACTACGTTTATAGCTACAATAGCCCAGACCCTTGGACCAGAGGCATTGTTAAGATATGTAGAGCCGAGCGAAGCTATCAAGAGACTAGCTGCTGCACAAGGCATTGACGTTCTAAATCTAATCAAGACGAATGAACAGTTAGCTGCTGATAAACAACAGCTTGCACAAGAGAAAGCACAACAGTCACTTGTTGAACAGACTGGACAGCTTGCAGGCACTCCTCTCATGGACCCAAGCAAGAATCCAGAGCTAGCAGAACAAGCAAGTCAGGCTATCCAAGGAATATCACAACAACCACCACAATAATAAATGGCAGAGACTAACACATACACAGTAGATACTACTCCAGAAACAGTTACATCCGTCGAGAATTTTACCGAAGAGGAGCAAGATTCTCTTAAAGTCGGTGAAGATCTTGTCGAACAACAGGAGCAGCTGTTAGCGGGTAAGTATAAAGACGCAGCAGATCTAGAGAAAGCATACATAGAGCTACAGAAAAAGTTAGGGGATCAAGGTGAGTCAGAAGAAACAGAAACAGCAGAGCCAGAGCCAGAAGAAACAGAGCAGCCTAGTCTTAGTGACGGGGCTTCGCTCATTACTTCTGCTAGCGATGAGTTTAATACTGATGGTAAACTATCTCCTGAGACATTAGAAAAATTTAACTCTATGTCCAGTAAGGATCTTGTTGAAGCATACATGGAGATACAGAATAATCCACAGTTTGAAGATAGACTAGCAAAACCGGCTGCCGAACTAACTGAGACAGAAATTAATACAATTCAAAACTCAGTTGGAGGGGTAGAAAAGTATTCTAGCATGATACAATGGGCTAAATCTAATGTAGACCCTGCACAAATAGCAGCGTTTGATGATATCATAGCAAATGGTACGGCTGATTCTGTACAGTTTGCTGTGAACGCATTGAAGAACCAGTATGATAATGCAAACGGATACGAAGGTAAAATGTTAACAGGTAAAACAGCTCCAGAAAGGGGCGACGTATTCCGTAGCCAAGCTGAATTAGTAGCGGCTATGAGTGACAGAAGGTATGATAACGACCCTGCCTACAGGCAAGATGTTATCGAAAAACTAGACAGATCAGATTTGGACTTTTAACTATGCCGGCAGGAAAAGGAACGTACGGAACTACAAAAGGTAGACCACCTAAAAAAATAAAGAAAGGAACTAAGAAAAAGTAATGGCTTCTAATTTAAACCAACCGGGAGAGAGTGCTCCTTACCGTGTATTTAAAGCACCCAAAAACAAGAAAAAGAAAAATGGTAAAGAGACTTATGAACAGTTAGGTTTACCATTAGTTAAAAACAAAAGACGTAACAAGTTAAAGATTGCTAAGTTTCCAAGAGCTAGTGGATCAGGACCTATGACTAATAAAGAGTTTAACGAAGCTCTAAAAATTATTAACTCCACATCCCCTAACGAAATGATTAGAAATCAACGTGAAATCTTGTTAATTCAACAAGCTATGAGAGGAGTGTAATGCCTAACAAAAAGAAAAAATTTGGTAAGAAGCCATACCTTAGAGAGGATGCTGTCAAAAACTCTATCTTCTTAGAGGACATTAACAAAAATCCCATCAAGAAAAAGTTGGGACCAAACAATGTAAATGAAGTCTAATGGCTGTCAAAAAAAAGAATGTCAGTCTCAAGATGGGAAAGCACAAGTCCCGTACTGGGGGACTGACAGCAGCCGGTAGAAAAAAATACAATAGAGCTACCGGCTCTAACCTCAAGGCTCCACAGCCCGAAGGAGGTCCACGTAAGCGTTCTTTCTGTGCTCGTATGAGTGGAGTAAAAGGACCGATGAAAAAACCAAACGGCAAGCCTACACGTAAGGCTCTTGCCCTACGAAAATGGAAATGCTAACATGGCTAAACGAGGATTATACGCAAACATTCACGCCAAGAGAAAGCGTATCAAAGCAGGCTCTGGCGAGAAGATGAGAAAGGTGGGTTCTAAGGGCGCTCCCACCGCCGCTGCTTTTAAGAAGTCAGCGAAAACAGCAAAACCTTACAAGAAAAAAACTAAGAAAAAATGAGAATTAAAAAAACATTAAAAGGATTAGCTAAATCTGGCCGTCTTGGTGTTATCGCACAGATAGCCAGTGGCCGAGTACCCGGCGCTGTCGGTAATATATTCCATGATGGTTTCATGGATGGTGTTAATGACTATGATAGTACATACGGATTTAATCCACCACCAAAAAAGAAACCGCCAATTAAAAAATTACCATACAGGTATTAATGACTAACGAACCACTCAATTTATTCGGAACTGAGACTCCACCCAGAGTCATTCCAAACTATCCAATTAACAAACATCCAATTATGACAAACGAAGCAGAAAGATTTAACGGTTGGGCAGCAATGCTCGGATTCGTAGCAGCTATAGGAGCCTACGCAACAACAGGACAAATCATTCCCGGTATATTCTAATGGCAGCTATCTCTGTAACAAGAGAAAGCAAAGCTAGTAACTGGGATAGTTTCTGTCAGTGGGTTACAAGCACAGAGAACCGCCTATACGTAGGTTGGTTTGGTGTCTTGATGATCCCTTGCTTATTAGCAGCAACAACTTGTTTTATTCTCGCCTTCATCGCAGCACCGCCTGTAGACATAGACGGCATACGTGAGCCAGTTTCCGGCTCGTTATTATACGGAAACAACATTATATCAGGAGCAGTCGTCCCCTCCTCTAACGCAATCGGACTACATTTTTATCCTATATGGGAAGCCGGCACACT